GCAAACAAAATCTGTGACATAGGAATTGGATCAGGAATGTTTCTCAAATCATTTCCAGATGCAACTGGATTCGACATCAATCCAATTGCGGTTAAATGGCTCAGAGAAAATGGTCGATGGATGAGAGATGAAGTTGTTGATTCCATGACTTTTTGGGATTCCTTAGAACATATCCATAACCCAACAAAATTGTTGTCAATGGTTGGAAGATTTGCATTTGTTTCCTGTCCAATCTATCGCAATCAATTCCATGTTTTAAGAAGCAAACATTTTCGTCCTGATGAACATTGTTGGTATTTCACATTCGATGGGGCGGTGGCTTTTATGCAGAATTTTAGATTTAGGCTTATAGAGTTCAACACAATGGAGCAAGATTTAGGCCGGGAAGATATTGGAACTTTCGTTTTTAAGAGGTTCTGATTATCATTGTGGAAACTTTTAAGGAATAAAAATGGCCGTAGAAACCGCAGTCGAGAGAGCAATCTTTGTCTCCACAAACGATTTTGGGGTATCGGCGACCTATACCCCATCAACGGGCGGTGCGTCATCAACTATCAGCGGGATATTCGACAATGACTATATTGAGGTCGATACGGGCGGTAATGTTGGCTATGCTCTTTTGCAACCTCGTTTTTTATGCCGGACTGCGGATGTTTCTACGGTCAATGAAAACGCAACCTTGGTGATTGCAACTGTTACCTATCGGGTCAAGATTGTGAAACCAGACGGAACTGGTATGACCGAACTAATTTTAGAGAAACAATAATGGCTCATATTCGGAAACAGATTCGAGACAACATTGTTTCGGTTCTTACAAGTCTGACAACAACCGGCACTAGGGTTTTTGCGAGCAGGGTTTATCCTTTAGCGACCGACAAAATGCCGGGTTTGTGTATATACACAAACGCAGAAACAGTTGAAAACGCAACCATCCATCGGCCGAGAACCCAGATTCGGACTTTGGAGGTTATGGTCGAGGCTTATGCGGTGGCGACCTCTGCTTTGGATGACACTCTGGATCAGATATGCCTGGAGGTTGAAGAGAAACTTGCTCTAGATACAACCAGGGGCGGGAAAGCAAAAGATACCAAAGTCACGCAGATAGAGACCGAGTTTGCGGGGGATGGCGAAAAGCCCGCCGGGATTGCAAGAATCACCGTTGAGGTCTTATATGCGGCGAAAGAAAATGACCTAGAAGCCCCGCTTTAGGGATAAAATTCAACTTATTTTTTAGGAGGTTTGTTATGGCAACGCATACGGGTTCGGAAGGCGTAATTAAGAGCGGCGCAAATACCGTTGCCGAAGTCCGGTCTTATACGGTTTCGGAAACTGGTGACACGATTGAAGATACCAGCATGGGCGATGCTTCCCGCACTTACAAGGCCGGTCTGAAAACTTGGACTGCCTCGGTTGAGGCAATGTGGGATGAGACCGATACAAGCGGCCAGGGTTCGTTTGATGTCGGCTCCAGCGTGACTCTGAATGTTTATCCAGAGGGTTCATCGACCGGTGATATTTATTACACGGGTTCCGCAATTGTTACCGGCAAAACTGTAAATGCAACCTTCGATGGAATGGTGGAAGCATCTTTCACCCTCCAGGGGACGGGCGCATTATCAGAGTCAACGGTTTAATGTATGGGTCTCGGTGAGCGCATTGCGGCAAAGCGTCAGGCCGCACGGAAAATCATCGAAGTCCAGGAGTGGGGTGAAGACTCTGCTTTGCAAATGTGGGTTAGTCCCCTAACTTGCGCGGATATAGACAAACTCCAGCGAAAGCATAAGGACTTTTTGCAAAACATGAGCATCTCGGCGATGGTTGATTTAATCATCCAGAAGGCCGAGAACAAAGAAGGTGAAAAGTTGTTCACCCTGGAAGACCGGCCGTTTTTGATGCGCGAGCAAGTGACTGTTGTTTCTCGGGTTGCGGCTGAGATGTTTGTTGGAATTGGAACCATCGAGGAACATGAAAAAAACTAACGGCCTGTCCGCTACGGTTTAACCTCATTTCTTTAGCGGATAGGCTAGGTAAGACGATAGAAGAGATTGAAGATATTTCTCTATCAGAATTAAATGAGTGGCTGGCATTTTTTAAGGTGAGCAATGGCAGACGGAACACAAATCAAAATAACGGCCGTTGACCAAACAACCGCCGCTTTTCGTTCTGTCCAGGGAAATATCAGTTCTCTGCAAGGGAGTCTCCAGGGAATTGCCGGGCCTCTTGCGGCCGCTTTTTCTGTTGCCGGAATTGTTGCTTTTAGCAAATCTCTTTTGGATACCGCAGACCGGATTGCGGAAATCTCACAAAAAACCGGTGTTGCGGCTGGAACTCTTTCTGCGTTAAGCAATGCCGCTAAGATGAATGGCGTTGATTTAGAGGGACTAGGTTCCTCTATGGTCAAACTAAACAAGGCAATCAGCGAGGCAACATCAGGCTCCAAAGAGCAAATAAAGGCATTTGCCGCAATCGGTATCACCGCAGAAGAAATAAAAAATCTCTCTACTGAAGAAGTTTTTTATCGCATTGCAGATGCTTTTGCAGAATCAGAGGATGGTGCTGGAAAAACTGCAGTTGCCCTGGCCTTATTGGGCAAATCTGGGGCAGAACTTATTCCGACTCTAAACATGGGTCGAGCAGAACTTCAGAAATTTTCTGCAACATTTTCGACAGAATTTACAAATGCGGCAAATGAATTCAACGACAACATTGACCGCATTGCACAAGGCATTAAAACCTTGGGCGCAGAGGCATTGACACCAGTAATCGAGGGCTTAAATAAGTTCATTCTTTATCTTCGTGGAATTGCGCGAGTAGCAAAAGAACAAGGTTTTTGGAAAACCCTTTTGGGAATGACAGAAATTGGCGAATGGTTGGGAATGGGCGTTGGCGACAAAATTGTTGCTGAAACAAATAAGATTGTTGCGGCGCAAACAAAAGCAAATGATGCTCTAAAACCAAAAAAGAAAATCACCCTGGGCGGGGATGACGAAGAGGCAAAAAGAATTACCGAGGAATTGACCGAGCGAAACAAAGAATTGGTTGAAATTTTTAAGAGATTGCGGAGTCCTGTTGATGTTCTGAATGACGAATTAGAAAGAGCAAACCGTCTTTATAAAGATGGACTCATTTCTCTTGACCAATATCTTGATATGCAGATGATGGCTCAAGAGGCATTCCAAAAAACGGTTCCAGCAGTTCAGTTAAATGACACCGCATTAAAACGCTACATCGAAACAATTCGTGATGTTCGGATGGCCTTGGATAATATGGCGGTTCGAGCATTGGCAAACCTTGAGAATGCCCTGCTTGGTGTTATGACAGGAACAATGTCAGCAAAAGATGCATTCAAGCAAATGGCAATCTCAATCATCCAAGATTTGATTAGAATTCAAATTCAGCAAGCAATCACGAAACCAATCGGTGATGCAATTTCTGCGGCTGGCGGTTTCCAACAAATTTTCTCCAACATCTTTGGTGGCGCAAGGGCGATGGGTGGAACCGTGCAGGGCAACCAGGCTTATATGGTTGGCGAGAAGGGTGCTGAATTATTTATCCCCGGCAAGACCGGGACGGTTGTTCCCAATAATCAATTGGGTGGTAGCGGGGCGGTGGTGAACCAGACGATTAACATTTCAACAGGTGTTTCTCAAACGGTTCGTGCGGAAATTGTGAATATGTTGCCGAGAATCATGGAATCCACAAAGGCGGCAATTGCGGACTCCAAGCGTAGAGGTGGCGGTTTTGCAAAGATGATGGGGACTTAAATGCCGATTTCTTATCCTCTCGCTCTGCCGACCAACAAAGGCCTCGCCAATATTCGCCTGACCGCAAACAATGTGGTCGGTGTTTCTCAGTCGCCTTTTACCGCAAAGCAACAAGTTTACAAATACACCGGACAATTCTGGGAGGCCGAAATCAATCTGCCTCCGATGAAGAGGGCTGATGCGGAGTATTGGATTTCGTTTTTGCTCAAATTAAATGGGCAATATGGAACCTTCCTCCTGGGCGACCCGAATGGATCAACCGCAAGAGGAACCGCAACCGGCACTCCCTTAGTAAACGGCGGCTCCCAGACCGGCAATGAACTGATTACCGATGGCTGGACAAATAGCATCACCGGAATCCTAAAGGCCGGAGACTATATTCAACTCGGTTCTGGTGCGACCGCACAACTTTATAAGGTTCTGGATGATGTCAATTCCAATGGCTCCGGTCAGGCGACTCTGACCTTATGGCCTGATTTGCGGTCGGCTCCATCTGACAATGCCCCAATTGTTGTTGCAAACCCTAAAGGCGTATTTCGTCTGTCATCTAACCAGCAGGCCTGGGATATAAATGAGGCGACCTTTTATGGCATGACATTCGCGGCGCGGGAGGCATTGTGATATGGCTAGAACCCTTCCGTCCGCTCTTTCAGCCGAATTCAATGCTGATGAGTTAAAACCGTTCTATGCGGTGGAGTTGTTGTTCGACTCTGGCGACCTAAGATTCTGGACGGGATATGGAGACATAACCGCAAACTCCGAGACCTGGACGGGTTCTGGAACTGTCATCAGTTTCTCTAGCACTAACGAAGCAACTGACCTTTCTGCAAATGGCATGACCATTACCATGACGGGCCTGGAGGCCTCGATTATTTCGATTATGTTGTCGGAGAATTATCGCGGTCGATTGGCAAAAGTTTATCTTGGTGCGCTAGGCTCAAACAATCTCCCGGTTTCTAGCCTCTATCAGATTTTTGCCGGTCGAATGGATATTATGACCTTGCAAGAAAATGGTGAAACCGCAAACATTTCTATCTCGATTGAGAATGTTCTCATCGACTTAGAAAGACCCAGGGCTAGAAAATTGACAAATGAAGAGCAATTGAAACGCTATCCTGGCGACAATTCTTTGAAGAATGTTGCTAGTCTGCAAGACAGACAGATTGCTTGGGGTCGGTAATGGGCAAGTTAAGTTTCAAATCAATTTTGAAGGCGGTTGTTGTTGCGGCCGCAGTTGCTCTTGCGGTTGGTTTAACAATTGGAACTGGTGGAGCAACTCTCGGGGCTTATGTTGCGTCTGCCGCAGTTATGGCTGGAGCAACCGCAACGGTATCTCAACTTCTTGCCGAAACACCAAAAAGTTTTGAGTTAGGCGAGCAACTTCGCGGTCAGTTAATTTCGACCAGGCAAGCGGCTGGAGATGCGTTCATTGTTTATGGCGAAACCCGTGTTGGTGGAACCATTGTTCACATGGAAACAACCGGCGCAAAGAACGAAACAATGTATCTCGCAATCGCTATGGCCGGTCATCGAATCAATTCTGTTCAAAAAGTCTATGTAAATGATGAGGAATTTAATCTTACAACCTCTGGAAACATTTACACAATTGACTATAAAGGTTCAACCAGCGTTCTAAATTTTGATTATTTGATTGGTGATGACGCGCAGGGTTCGATGGAATTATTCTCAACCACAACCGCAGAAAATTTCACCTTCAAAGGAATTGCTACTCTCGGGGTCAAGGCGGTATTTGA